TCCTGCCATTAACAATCGTTGGGATGCTAAACTCCCATGAAATTTTTTTTGATACTCATAAGGATTGTAAGAGTTCATTAAATTTGTTTTTTGACGAAACTCTAACTCTTTCGCAATCTCAACAGCTCGTGCTAAGTTGCTCATTACTTTTTAGATATATGATTAAAAAGTTCATCTACTAAATCACTTTTATGAAATCGTCTATCTAATTCAAGACCATGCTTTCTTCCTAATGTCTCTAATTGTTTCTTTGTCATAATTTGCAAATGCGTTCTTTTTAAAATTTTTTTTGGTTTGGGTTTAAATAAGTTTTTAATAAAATTTAACATAGAATCTCCTTTGGTTAATCGTAATATTTATGATAGATAGATTTTAAGAATCGTTTTGTAAATGCCTTAATAAAACTTTTTAAATAATATTTACCAATGCGTATTGGAATTAATAATGGAGTCATCAAGACATCAAACAAGAGCAAGAATACATCTACACTAAAATCAATAACATTGTCAGCACTAGAAAATCGTTGTTTTAATTTTTGAAACATTTATCGTATCCATGTACATAAATTATAATACGCAATTATATCTAATACAATTTCTCCACAATGCAAAAGTAAGTTCAAGACCAACAACACTATAATCGGTTTTGTCATATCTTATCTAAATCATCACTATGAACCATCACCCAAAATCCTGGTCTCCCTTTTTCACATAATGCAATCACAGGTGTTTTCTTTTCCTTCTTAGCCATTGCATTGGTTTCATCCCACAAAGTAATCGCTGTATGCTTCTTACGCAACTTGCACTCTACAAATAACCTATCATGGATAACATCAGCTCGGGTGATCTTGCCATTACCACCACTCAAAGGTGCTCTCTGACCACCAAAATACTTAGCTACCTGTCTTTCCCTCTGTTTCCATGCCTTATCCATAGCCATACCCTAGCATACACTTAACCTAACTACAAGCTATTAACATAAGTTAATACTAAAAATACCCCTTCGGTGTGGGGAGGGAAGCATACATATAGTAACACGCAGGCGTTTTGGGGGGTCGGGGGTCGCAAACTATTGATATTGTTGGCTTTTTTGCGTACATTATTATTGTGTCGCTTTCAATTTGCTCCTAAAAACTTTTATTTTGTGCGTGTGTGAGTGAGAGAGAAACATTTTTTTATGATGATTTATTGTATCAGTTTAATGCTTATTGGTTCACCTTGCTGCATTTCAGATAATGTATTGTTCTACTACTATATATATAAGATGAGTATAATAAGATTAATATTGTCTTGTTACTTCTATCAAGATTATTTCCTGGATTTATATTTCCTGGTTGTGTTCCTGGTATTGTTTTGATCTTGATAAACTAAAGTATTTTATATGATACATACATATATAATCTGCAACTCTTATTGTATTATAACCTATTAACACCTTAAGTGATACTTACTTAACTAAAGTAATATCTACATAAATAATATTATTTATATTGTTACTTGACATTGTTAACCTAAGTTAATATATATTATAATACGACTAATATTAATTAACTTATGTCAATATTTTGACATAGACAATCAAGGGGTTATTATGACAAATTATTTAAGTTATGATAGATATGAACAAATAAAAAACAAGTATAATAAATGTAATCAATCTATTTCTTATTATAATAGACATTTATTTAAAGAAGATTTTTATTGTAAATATCATTATTTAGATATTTCTGAAAAAAGTAAAATTGGAAAAGAATTATCAAATATTTCTGTTTGTACTTTCTTTCAATTAGAAAATAATATTAACAAATAAATAAGGGGTTACAATGTTTAAATCTACAACTTTACTTTATGCAAGCTTAACTATGTTTATAATGTCTTTATTATCTTGTGCTAGTGTTTTGTTTTTACCTGTATCAACTAATTTTGCATTAGGTTTTATTGCTTATGCTTTTGCAGGTTTATGTCTTTTAGCTATGGGTTTTCTTGCTAACGACTAAATATTAATAATTAATAAAGGAATATAAAAATGAATAAAATTAAATTAACATTTTATGACAATGAATCACACGGCTATATAAAAATTTCTAAATATGATTTACAAGGCTTAGGAATAGATGCAAGTCAATTTTCTAATTATTCATATTATAATAATGATAATGCCTGTTTATATTTAGAAGAAGATTGTGATGCAACAAAACTAATTAAACTATTAAAAAATAAAGGTTATGAAGTAAGTTTTAATAATAAATTTGTAAATCATGATTATTTTAATGATTCAGAATTTATAAGATTAAATAATTAATTACTAATAGGTCTAAGGGTTCAACCTATATCAATGAACCCATTTTATAAGGGGTATAAAAATGAAAGTTAAAAATATAACTTCAAACAATGGCAATAAAATTGCTAACCAATTTGAAATAATAGATAGTGATAACAATACTATTTATTTTCAAAGTTATAAATCAATTATTGTTAAACATGACATGAATTTAGATCAAGTTTATTTAGATTCTAAGTATTGGAATTATTCAACAACTACATCTAAATATAGAAATATATTTTTAGGTGAAAAAACAAAAGATACTGAAAAGAAAATTAAACAAAAAATTTATATATTAACTGATTTAAATAAGGAATTAGTATAATGAAAATTCAAATAAAATTTGGTGGTTTATATCACTCTTGGCATTCTGATATAATAGATAATAATATAGAAAGTTTACAAGAATTCAATGAATATGAATCTTATAATTTGCATGAATTATTTGATAATTTTGTAAAAAATGGATCTAGTTTTGAAAAAGCTAGATCTGAAGTTATTGAAAAAGTAACTTATGAAAAAAACAAATATAATGATGATAATATAAATTGGTCAAAAACTTATCAATCTTATATTGAAAATTATTGTTATCAGTTAGAAAATTATATTTTATATGAGTATAGTATCAGTATAGATTTTAAAAATATAACTTTATGGTCACCAAGAGAATATAACTTTAGAACTGATGAAATAGATTGTACTGTTAATGAAAAACAATCATTAAAATTATTAAAATTACTTTTAAAAGATAATGACTTTCATAAGCAATTAAAATCAGTAACAACTCATCAAGACGGATACATACCTCATTACACTTATGAGCAATTATTGAATATGAAGGATAATATGATTATAGATATTATGTATTCTTTTTTAGCTAATAAAATGAATGATGTAGGTGATATATTTCATGACATTGAATTTGATATTGAATTTAATAATCAATTAAAGGTGGCATAATGAAAACATTAATTAAAAATATTTTAGAATTTACATTAATTTTTTTCTTGTTCTTAATGCTTTGGGTGACTTTGCCGTGAATAAATTAATTAAAACTTTAACAATAATATTTACATTAATTTTAATAGTGCAGCTTTTATTAGCTGCATTATTAAATCAATCTTAACATAAGGGAATAAATAACAATGACAAAATATGAATTTTATGCACTATGTGGCGAACATTTAATTGATGTTAATATAGCATTAGAAAATGAACAACTAATAGATCTTTTAAAAAATAAAGCAAGTAATGAAACAATAGAACAATGTTTAATAGAACAGTTTTAAAAGTCTAATTGATAAGCTTTTAATAAGCGAAACTACCTAATTAATTTTAGGTAGTCTTAGACAATAAATAACAAAATGGAGAAAAAACGATGAATAAACAAGAAAAACAAAATTTAATTTGGGCGAGTGGTTTCTATTTGGTTCAAAACTTGCCTAAAAATTTTGATAAATGGTCAGAAAAAAAACTTGATAAATTTCTTTCAGATAATGCTTGGGAATTTTATGAATTTTGTGAACCTCATTTTATATGGGAACAAATAGACTCTTTGGCATGGAGTGTTAATCAACATTATATAAATAAAGGATAAATAAAAATGGCAAACAGTTTTAAAAAAAATGATGACTATTATTGTTATGGTATAAGGGAAAAAACAAGGCAGCAATTCTTATCTTGCACTAAAAATATTAATTATGTGGAGTTTGGAGATAGTGAAGTTTTTTATACTGATAATAAACTTTCTGCTTATCAAACTATTGCTAATTATAATCTGGATAAAGAAAAACATGAGGTAATAAAAGTGTTCTCAGACGGTCGTGGTGATCTTTATTTAAAATAGATTGACTATTAACCTAGCTTAACTATAATTATATTTATAATACTAACTATAAAACAAGGCAGTAAAATGAAAATATTAAGAATAGATAAACAAGGAGCACTTGAAGATAGAGTTTACAATTCACAGGAAGAATTACGATTGCAACTTTGCGAGTATCATTCTGTTGATTGGGAAGGTATTGATGATGATAACAATGATTTAGATATATTCGCATTATCACTTGATGAAATCTGCGATTATGGTGAATGGGATTATCAAATTATTACAAATAAAAAAGCAAAAGAATATGAAGATGAGGATTATGTAGATTATGAAAAGGAAATGACTGATGACTAAAGTAAAAGAACTTATAGAACAATTACAAAAGTGTGATCCAGATTTATATGTCTATGCTTTTAAAGATGATAATATATTTCATCTCATAAATGTTGATGACTCTATGAATGATAGGATTGATATTAATATAGAAGAGGAGAGTGAGTGATGAAAAACAAACAACATTTATCAATAGAAACAGTATTTAGCAATATGAAAAAAACTGTTGCGTATGATTACTATGAGACAGATGAAATAGGAAAAAAAATTCCTTATACTGTTATTATTCATTACGATCATAATAATACGATTGAGAACATGCAATTTTTTGCTGAAGGTTTAGCACAGGATATTTTACTTCCTTTAGATCCAGAAATAACTGTGGAAATAAAAGTAGGTCAATTAATTACTGACTATATTAATAAAAAAAATGGAGTTTAATTATGAGCCAAAAACAAAAAGAATATTTTAAAGAAACAGAAGAACAACTCATAGGTGCAATTATACCACAATGTATGGGTGATTCTATTACAGAAATAAGACATAACATTTATAATACTATTGCAATTTCAATGCATGATGAAGAAGAGATTGATTATTTAATTTCTGAATATTTAGAAGAAAACAAACCTTAAACTTCCCCCTTAGAGAGCCACTAGACACTATTTCTAGTGGTTCTTGACCTTTACTATTCAGCTTTTTGCAGCAATTCCAAAGTTTCCTTTAATAAATCTTCTTGACTACCCCACTCTTTTGTAAATGCTTTTGGACTATGATGATATGATAGATTGCTGTTTCTATGGTGGTTTGCACATAAGCCGATAATAGAAAAGTTATTTTCTTTTCTTCCCATGCCTGTATTATTTTTTATGTGATGTATTTCAGCAGGTGTATCAAAATAACCTAGTTTTCTACAAATAAGACAGCCAAGTTCTACAACTCTTTGCATATGTTTTTGTTCAGCTTTTGTAGCCATAGTTTTTTTGTTCTTGATTAATAGCATACTGACTTGCTTTATGTTGGTCAAATCTCATTTGAATTAGTTTAAGTTCCCATTGTAATGTAATACAATGCTCCTCAGCTATTGCTAATTGTTCAATATGTTTTTTATAAATTGGATTACTTCTAGCTTCCATATCACATTTAGCCACCGATACTTTATCATTACTAGCACGATACGATTCTTTCATTAAGTCAGCTAATACGATATGCCTAGAGTGTTCTAGTTTAGTTAACATACTTTTTGCTTTTGCATATTCTTTAGTTATCTTTCTAATTTCATCTATTCTTTTTTCTAACGCACTCTCACTCATTTATTAACTCCCTTGTTTAAACAATCTGAACAAATAACAAAACGATCATTGACATTATACATTCTTGCATCTTCAAAAAGTTGATCCTTATGTTGATAAAACTCTCTATGCTTACAAATTTTGCACTCCAAATAATTCAAATTGCTCTCCTAAAATTTTTAGATTTAGCTTGTTTAATCTGTAAATGCTTGATAAACCCCAAAACTTCTTTGCTAGGTTGCATAGGTATCACTTGTTTAGAGTGGGGATAATGTGAAAACTTATCTTTAAATTTATGACTCGCCCACCCCACATTATATCCTTTTTGTTTGGCAATAAATAATAGTTGAGCATACCATTTTCTCTTATCATGTGCAGGAGTTTCTTTTGGTTTTTCTAACTCTATTAACCTACCTTGCTTAATTAATAATTGTACTTCTTTCTTAGTAGGAACAAAGCTGCAATTAGGACATTCTGGATTTTCTTTTGTAATTTTATACACAGTATCACAACGCACACAAGTAAATGGTTGCTTACTTATGGGTTCAACAATCTTTTTCTTCTTATTTTTTTTATCTTTGCTTATGGTAAGTTTCCATTCTGGTGCATCTTCTACAAAACCATGCTCATAAATACACCCAGAATGATCTATAACAATAGTATTGTGTTTTTCTGGTGGACAAATTCTTAAACTTCTACCTACCATTTGCAAATATAAACCATACGATTTTGTTGGTCGTGCAATAATACAAGCTGAAATTTTTGGCAGATCCCACCCCTCCGTAAGTACCATGCAGTTGGAAATTACTTTTATCTCATCATTCTTCATAGCATTTAAAACAGTTTCTCGTTCTATTTCTTCCATAGTGCCATCAATATGACCTGCAGCTATTCCATTCTGATTAAATATTTTAGCAATGTATTTTGAATGAGCAACACTACTTGCAAATACTACTGTTGGTCTATTTTCTGCGTGTCTAATCCAATGTTGTACTAAATCTCCTACAAGTTTTGTAGTATTCATCTTCTTATCAAGTTGTCTTACATCATAATCTCCTCGCACAACTTTTATATCTTTTAAATCTGGTATGCTCGGTGCAAAGTATTTTGTTTTGACTAAAAATCCTTGCTCTTGTAATCCTTTAATACTACCACATTCTACTAATTCTTCATAAACATCTCCAAGACCTTTGCCGTCTCCTCTGATTGGTGTCGCTGTTAATCCTATGACATAACTATCTGGGTACATATCTATCAATGCCTTAAATGATTTACTTGTAGACCTATGAGCTTCATCTAAAATAATTAAATCTGCTTTTGGTTTGTTAAAATCATCATTGTCTTTTCTTGCAGTAAAGGTTTGAATACTTGCAACTTGTACATTTTCAAATTTATTTTCTGTTTTACCACTCATTAAAGTGCCACTTGTAATACCAAAATCAAATAACTTTTGAACACATTGCATAACTAACTCTCTCCTATGTGCCACAAATAAACAGGATTTATTTTTATCCAATGCTTTTTGTATCATAGAACAAGCCATAATTGTTTTGCCACTACCTGTTGGACTTACTAATAAAATCTTTTTCTTACCTTGTTTAAATAGATTCCTAACTTCATCTATGGCAAGTATTTGATATTCACGCAGCTCCATATCTACCCCATATATCATGTAATTGAAATAATATTTCATCTGGATCTTCTGGTGGATTACATTTGCTACCAAAAGTTAATGCTTCATTCCTGGCATAGTCTATGTCCTCTCCTCGTAATCTCATAGCTATTAACATCTTAACAAGTTTTGCATGTCTATCTCCTTGACCTACTCCACTTACTGTACCTGTAAATTTTTTATTTTGTGTCGGTTCATACTTAAATATTTTTTTCTGTGGTCTTTGTAATTCAAGACCATCTCTTATGTCTGTCATTTTATATGGACTACTAATTTCTTCATGTATAATCTTAACAGGATATGGTTGTCTTTTCATGTGAAAAAAACCTGCTATTCTCATAATTCTGGGCAAGTCAACAATCACAGGATCAGATCCAAACTTACTTGCTAATGCTTGTTGATATAATCTAAATGATTCTTTAGGCATATCAGACACTAACCAATAGACATGATACTTGTTCTTGCTAGTATTAACAATTAAATGTGGAGTAACATTAAACTTTTCTGGTAATGGTGTACCATCAAAATCACAGAATACTGCTCTAACTTTTGTTATATGTTTAGTTGTTCTGCCCTGTAAATTTGTTTCATTAACTGTAAAATAAACACCTGCACCTTGTCGGTTTAACTTTGTAAGTTCTTCAATGTGTTCATCAATAGTTCCATGTAATTGTTTAATAATTTTTTTATTCTTACCTTTATCAGAAAAAGTTTGGAAACTATGTTGTTCTCCAAATGCCGACAAAAAAAATTCATATGTTTTCATTTTATATTCCACCTAACTTTAGCACCGAGCTTACCTGCTTTTGATCGTTTCTTTCTATTGTATTCTTGTTCTTTTCTTTCTTCTTCAGCTTCTATGCACACTAAATAAGTCTTGCCATTAAACTCTCTCTTTTTAAATAGATGTGCTATCTTAGGAAATAGCTTTTCAATCTTATCCATTCTGCAATTACACATTCTACTTAATATTTCTAAATCATATTCTATTTCAAAACCTCTCCAACAATAACAATACAATAATATATATGCTCCTTGTTGTTCTAAAGAAAGTTTCATTCTATCTGGACTACTAATCCAATCACTTGCATAAAATCTAAATACAGGGGATTGTTCTTGTTGTGTTGATTTTCTCATGTTATTGAGTTTAAGTTAAGTTCAATATTTTGTCAAATAATTTTTTAATTTAGGTGTTAGTGTTGCTGTTATCTTGAATGAATATGAATAAGAATATGTATATGAATATGTATATGAATAGCTATAATTTGCTATAACAAAATAATAGCAAAGCTATGGCAATGCCATGCTTTAAAACCCTTGCTGACTGTGTGTTGTAAAAAAAAACTTGACACAGGTTAATAATGTGCTATACTGTTATTGTAAAAGGAGGTGATTTTTTTGACTCAAATAAAAACAAACGAATATGCTAATAAATGGTTAAATAATTTTTGTCATAGATTAATAAAAGACATAAAAAGTTCAAAATCATTTAGTTCTAATTATAAAAAAATAATGAATGAAGAAATGAGTAATATTCAATATCTTATAAAAATTACAGAGTAATTAAAAGGGGAGTTCACAGCTCCCTTTTTTTTAAAATTTTAAATCTGGTCTAATATAATCTAATTGAAAGTCTCCAAAATTTGCAATTTGAAATGCTCTTAATGGTGGCACTACTTCCCATTTGGAAACTGCAGGGTGTGAGATGTTTAACATAGTAGATAGATTCTTCCCACCATACTTTGCTACGATCTCGTTTTTTCGTTCTATTGCTAAT